GAGCCTAACGGCCAGACGCGCACCCGAGGGAAAACGGACAGGAGGGAGCTTGCGACTGGATGCGTTTTCCCGTGCGCAGAGCATCGTTCTTGACGGATTACCCTTTGATCCGCATAAACAGGCATGAAGTCATTGCCCATACTGCCTATGTGCCTGATCTTCGTTGCTGCTCTCACGGGCTGCACGGCCACCACGTCTCTGATCGTGGTGGCCGTTTCCATTAAGACCCCCCGCACCATTGAAAGGCCAGTCTATGACGTTACTCCCAATGATACCTCCGGCGGCCATGGGTCCGCTGATCTCAGCAGGCGGAGCAATCGCCCAGCAGCTTTTAGGCTCTAACGCTGATTATGAAACTGCGGGGGACGCGGGCTCCCGCTCGCGCCGCGAAATGCGCCATCAAAGGCGCATGATCGCGATGCAGAACAAACAGGCTCGCCAGTTCATGGCGGATACGGAAAAGAACCGTTACTCTTGGTTGGTGTCAGGAGCGCAAAAAGCGGGGTTCAACCCGCTTACAGTTCTTGGTGCTACCGGCGGCGCTATGTCCGGCGGTGCGTCAGCAGGCTCGCCACTCATGCAACCCGTTCGGGGGTCTTCGCCTACCGTCGGGGATGCTTTAGGAGCTGGCGTTGCCGCCTTTGCTGACAGTTACGACCCTGTGGGCTTTGCCACACGGCAGCAGCAGCTTGAAAACATGCGGAAGCTGGGCAATGTGTACGACGCGGAGCTTGCGAAGTTCGGCACAGTGCCCGTCAACACCGTGAACAACTCGCCAACGCGCGTGCAGAATGACCCCCTTCGCGTTCAAGTCGGTGAGCCTGCACAGGTGCGGCAAAATGACGGTCGCCCATACGCGCGGGAAGACATGTTCGATGATCGTCCGCGCATTCCCATTCGTGAGAACGATGGGACGCTTTCTACGCTGGATAAGAAGATGGCGGATGCCATGGGCTATGAGCCATGGGACCAGATGCCTTCTGGCGATATGACCCACTTGCTTGGGGAGATCGCTGAAGTCGAAACGGCCTTGGAAGGAACTAAGGTCCGTCAGGAAATGCTCGGGAAAGGCTCGCAAGAAAGGAAGGCCATCAGGGATGCCGAGCGCTTGAAAAGACAGCGCGAGCTTTCGCCGTTTATTAATCAACCTATGCCATAGAAAGGCTACCCAATGCAGAAACAACATTCACGCAATGTGCTACCAACTCAGGTTTGGGACCAACAGGTCCGACGTACGCCTGTTGCTCACCAACCCACGATGCGGGATGATACCGCAGCGGTCGTTACGACTGGCAACGGCGGTAAGTTCGTTCCGCTCAAGATGTTCCCTCTTTTTCGGGAAGACGGGATGATGAACAGCAGTCTGACCATTTCGTTTGAAATGGCGGAGCTGTCGAATATGATCATCAACCCTGTGCGCGCTACTGCTGCCGCATACTTTGTTCCTAAGCTGGCTCTTGATCGCTTCCCCGATATGGGTGCGATCGACAGGTCTTGGAACGGCGAACCAGAGATTGACGCGAGCGTGATCCCTTGGTTCAAGCCGCTGACGGGCAATCCTTCGACCGATTGGCCTATCCTTGAGACGCTCGGGCTGCACGGCTCTGCTGTTGACACGCCAAATGACGAATACGTCGAAGCCTATAACCAAGTTTGGAACTACATCGCGACCCAGCGGTCGCCTTCTCTGACAAAACGCGACGTTCTTGACCCGAGCCTTGCGCCTGCGTTCTGGGAACATACCCAGATGCGCTACGTGAAACCGACTTTCGACGAGGCTATGGTTTCCGGCCGTGTGCCGCTCTCGTTTACGGGCGGTTCTGGCGAACTTCCCATAGTGTCTGCTCGGGGCGCGCTCCAGTCTGGCGGCTATCCTCCTATTGGTGCCATTATGGAAGACACTGGCGTCGATAACACTGTCGGTTCGGTTTTCCGTTTCGAGGACGTTTACGCTGAGCTGACAGCGGAGAGCGCCGTGATCTCGCTGGCTGACATCGATCTTGCCCGTGAAACCGTTGCTTGGGCGCGTCTTCGCAACCAGTTCCAAGGTGTTTCTGAGGAATGGATGATGGACCAGATGCTTGCTGGTATTCGGATTCCCGACCAGTCGCTGAAAAGCCCTATGCTTATTGATCATTCGTCAACGATTTTCGGCCTTGAGGAGCGCTATGCGACCGATGCCGCTAACCTTTCGGAAAGCGTTGCGCAGGGCAGAACAGCCGTACAGCTCAATATGCGCGTGCCACGGACCACTTGTGGCGGCGTGGTCGTTGTGGTGGCGCAGTGCCTTCCAGAACAGCTCTATGAGCGCCAACGGGACCATTATTTTATGGCGAGTACAGTGGAGGATTTGCCTAACCGTACCGCTGACGAGCTGGACCCGCAGCCTGTCGACATGGTCAAGAATAAGGAAGTCGATGAGGCTCATACGTTGCCCGATGATCTCTTTGGCTATCAGCCTCTCAATGCAAAGTGGATCAGGACCACTCCTCGGGTCGGCGGCGATTACTACAAGGCCAGCCCCACGTCACCATGGACCGAAATCAGAAACCGGATTTGGGACACAAATGTTGTCGACCCCGAACTCGGTCCTGATTTCTATCTTGCCACCGATATTAAGCAGGACGTCTTCGCCAACCAGACGGTGGATACATTCGAGTTCTGGTGCTCCGGCACTGCTCGGATTAACGGCCTGACTTACTTTGGACCTGAGCTTCTTGAGGGTTCCGACGATTACGAAAAGGTGGTCGCTCAAGTCGACACCACGCCTTTGAAAGGTGATGGCACGGATGTTTAAGACAGACAGCCAATGGGAAGCGGTCTCTGACCGCTTCTCCTACGATGCCAGGACGGCAAAATTCAGTTTAAGGAGCGATGGACATGCGAGGCTGTACCTTGTGCCAGAAGATGCGGCGGAGATTTTTGTCGGCGCGGTCAACTGCGGCGAAACACGTATCGAGGTTCAAGGGAAAGCGCCCCTTCGGTTCTCGATCATTACCGACGATGAAACGCTCGTCTGGATACGGTTCCCTGAGATCGATCAAACGGCGCTGAAAACGACCGACCAGACGTTTACGACACTGGATCGGCCCGAGCCGCTCAGCGCCGAAATGCTTGCAATCCAGAGGTTAATGCGTAGAAACGAACTCGACCGTGAGGAACAACGGCGCGACATGGAAAGGATCATCGATGCTCGATTGCACCCACCCGTTGCTCGAAAGGATAAACGAGCTGCACCAGAAGATACGTCAACCGATGCCTCGGGGAACGTGGGCAAGAAGTCAGGCGGAGGCAAGGCAGACGCTGCGAAACAAAGCGGCAAGCCAAAAGGCGATGCCATACCTGAATTGGATGCACTGCCTGACGGAGAAACAAAGTCCCGACCTGCTGGTTCAAAGGGCGATGAGGACGTTCAAAGCGATGGAGATACCGATGGCGGGGGAAGTTAACGCTGGCCGCGACAGCTCCAGTTCCCTCGTTCGGTTCCTGCATTACGATTTCGCGCAGGATTTCAGCGCTGCTGAGCACGTTTTCATCGGGCATGTACTTAGGGAGCTTGCTCACGAGCTCGATGCCAGTTTGCTCCCCGAATTTGAGCCGCATACGTACACGTTTAAGGCGAATGAATTTCGGCACGACCCACCCCGTACAATGGAGATTTTTGACATTTGACGGTAAGCCCAGCGTTTCAATCCATCGGATTGATAACGCTGGGCGTTCTCCCCCTCTCGTCTTCTGTTGCGCTACTGACACCTTTACCAAACCACCCCACCTCATTTTTCACTCTGAAAGGCAGATAATCAGATGTGTTCCCAAGCCGGCCAACTCAACCTAGGCGATAAAACAGTGACAATTTCTTGTAGAAAGTGCGATCAATGCGTTGCCGCTCGAAAACGGCACTGGATTGGCCGTATCAACGCGGAAGCGGAGACCGCCAAATCCGTTACTTTCGCAACGTTTACCTATGATGGCGGCTATGACCGGAACGAGGCGTATTACCTTAAATACAGCGATTTTCAGCGCTTGATTAAACGCCTTCGCCGTCGCGGATATCGCTTTACTTACGTGGCTGTCGGGGAATACGGCTCTAAAGCCTCCCGCGCCCATTTTCATGCGCTGTTCTTTTGGGACGGGCCGGAACCGCCCGTTCCATACGATCACCGCATCCCTTACGCCAAGAACCCTTGCGGCCAAGAGCAAAATATCTGGCCTGATGGCTTCATTCAATTTGAACGCCCTCGCTCTAGGCAAGCCTGCGCGGCGTATCTCATGGACTACTTAGACAAGGATAACGTTGACTGCCTGAAATACTCCAAGGTGCCCGCCCTTGGTGAAAAATACCTGATCGAATACGCCCAAAAGCTGGGCCGTTGCGGCCTCACGCTTTTTCGCGAAAGCGACCGTTATACGATCCCTTCTAACACGCGGGCCAACGGCCAGCTGTTCTACTACCCTGTCGGACGCGACACCGCGATTTATCGCCGGATGATCGCGGCGTTTTGCTCGGCTCATTATGCCAGCGGACGCACTGGCGCCCCAAGATGCGGCGTCGAGGTCTCCGAATACCTTTGGGACTACTCGCAAGACCTTTGCGCTACCGACCCGCTGGAAATTATCCAAGCCTGTCATGATCTCTTTGGATCACAGGCCATTCAAGACGGTGAAAACCTCGGCCATGGATATTTCGGTTCCGAACAGGGGGAAATTTATCTGACAGACGCGAAAGGCTCGAAAATATGGGAAGCTCATATCGACAACGGAAGCGGCGACAGTCAAAGCGCAAACCTGCTGCGCCTGCTGCGCCTAAAGTTTCAACATCTAAAAACACGGGGGTATCTTCCCGACGATCTCCCGTCACAAAACCTCAACCTTTCTCCACTGCCCAACGGCTCGCTGGATACCGCCAGTTTGCTATCGAGGTTTCCCGAGATAAGAAACGCGCAGCCGAGAGAAAGCAAAAAGAGCGCGCGTTAGCTGCCGCTCCCACGTACAAGCCTGTACGCATCACAAAAAACGTTCGTACACGAAAAGGACCCACGACGCATCGAGGGTCGTCACTCGTTCTTGAGCCCTTTGGGCGGGAACAATCTAAGCCTCGCGGACGGTCTGCCGCGCGCAGCGCTCGCGACAACGTCACGCCCCCTACCAAAACCAACCCCCAACTCACCCCGTTCCAGCTGAGGCGCATCAACCGTTCCCGAAAGAACACACGGAATGACCATTCTTCCAAAACCCCCTGCAAAGAGCGCCCCGACGCCTCGAAAGCAGCTAAAAAGCAGGGGAAAGGCACTGGCCTTGCCTTCAAGTCCCCTGAACGCCCGAAACAAAAGCGGCGTTTCGAGAAGTGGTGCTGACCTCGAACCCGATCTCATCGGTTCTCAGCCCCTTACTGTGCTGAACCGCAATTCTATGCCGTTGCGGATCTGCCAAGCTCCGAGCCGACCGTAGGGAGCCCGTAGGGTGGCGAAGCCATCTCGGTGCTTGGCAGAGCTGCAACACGCCAGCCCCATTCAGCGGCGGAGCCGCAGCCTTAATTCGACTTCCCCTCCCCCCGACCCACCGGAGGGGGGTACTTAGGCAGCAAGCGAAGCGCGCAGCAAGGCCAAGGGGCTGACAGGGTACGAGCCGACCGCAGGGAGCCCGTAGGGCGGCGAAGCCGTCTCGTTCCCTGTCAGACACGCAGTGCCGCCCCTTCCTTCCTTCCTTCAAGGCCAAGGGGCGGACAGGGTACGAGCCGACCGCAGGGAGCCCGTAGGGTGGCGAAGCCATCTCGTTCCCTGTCAGACACGCAGTGCCGCCCTTGTCTGGTCGTAGTGCGAGCTTGCGAGCCTAACGGCCAGACGCGCACCCGAGGGAAAACGGACAGGAGGGAGCTTGCGACTGGATGCGTTTTCCCGTGCGCAGAGCATCGTTCTTGACGGATT